TAGCTGGCTTAATTATTTCTGGTGGAACAACCTCGTCTACCGCATCCTTGCCCTTGTTGGCCAAGCCCTTGGTCTCTTTGGTAAACATCTTAGCAATGTTTTCAAAGGGGGTAAACTTGCCAGCGACTTGAATAGACTGTGATTCGTCAATATCGCTTGGTTCAAAATCAAGAGGCTGGACATCCTGTAAATTGATTCCAGCGCCCTCCTTGGGCATTTCAACTACTGGCTTAGGTTGCACCTCACCCTGACCGGCTAACTCGTCTAAACGCTCGTTTAGTGGCTTAATGGACATCATTGTTCTCCAATGGCCATACCGCCAGGTTGGCCTGTTACGCTAGTTGTATTTCCTTTGGCAGCTCTGCCTCGTTTTCCGCTCCCCATGTCTCCGGCATTCCCTCCGGGTACGCTAGGCCCAGATAGTTTTCCCTGGTCAGCGGTAGGCTGAATTTCTTGAGCAGCTCCAGAACGTAGTCCACTTCTTTCCCACTCTGGGGGGTTGATTCCATTTGCTGATTTGAATACTTCATCTCTTGCCTCCGTTTGAGATATCTGTCCTTTTCTATATTTTAACCAAATACTATCAATTAATTCAGAATTTTTTGCATTTTTAAATGTGTCTGGGAATAGGCCTCTTACCGCCTCCCATGTAATGGACTGCATTTCTCTTGGCAATACACCACGTTCTTGGGCAGCTCTGCGGTAAGCCTCAGCATACAGGCCATAAGTACCTTGTACCCCAGTTACGGAGCTATTCTTTGGCCCAACCTGACCAAGCACATTTGAGCCAAAGTTATGAGCTACCTCTGTAGAGGCTCCAGACAAAGGTCTAAGCAAACCAGCGGCAACAGCGTGAGTGTCAATAGTTACATATCCAGCCGGATTAGTTGGGTCATAAATATTGTTGTAGAAATTGCGAACCTTATGTTGTTGTCCAAGGTTATTGCTAATATTTGCTAATGTTGGGTTTTCAAAAATGTTAATTGCTTTACCAATTTCGTTTAAAGAACCCCAGCCAGTTTTGTATGGCACACCCTTGTCAGTCAACCTAACTCCGGCAAACGTGCCTTCTGGGTTTACGATCTGATGTTCACGAGGATTATATGCTTGGTCATAAGTACGCAACCACATAGCCTTTAATCCTGGATCATCTAGCTCTGCTAATGTTTTTCCACGAATTGCATCAACCATTGGTGCGTATTGTGGCTTGGCCCAAATTATCTTGGCCATATCATCCATTGAGCTATTCCATTTAAAGGATTGTTTATTGGTCATTGTGTCTAGAACACGTTCACCAAGAGACACATTCATAAACCAATCTTTTTGTGGAGACAGTACAGCTAGTACACCAGAAATTGCATTGTCATTGGCTCCATACTTTCCTGTCCAATCATCCACAATGTTACGAGCGCCATCGTACCAGAGCTTGCTACGTTGACGAGTTTGTTCTGGAACCTTGTCATATAAATACAAAAGGTTATCTTTTACTTCTGTAATAAAATCTTCTGCACGTTTTTCTGGGTTTCTTGCTTTAGAGGCAAAATTAGGATATTGCTGAACTAAACCCATATTGTGTTTAAATGCCTCTGGATCTTTTTTAATTGCCTCAAAATCAACAATTAAATTAGATGCCAATGGATCCTCTGTTGCCTTAACTGCTGTTGGCAGTCGAGTGCTTACAACACTTTCTCTTGGACCTATTGGTGCAATATCAGCAATTCCACCAATAGAACGCATATAGCCTTCTGCCATTTCAGCAGCCTTTGGTGCTACAGCTTGGCCAGCTTTAACAACGCCCTTGCCAGCAACCTTTGCAGCTGCTCCAGCAATTGGTGCAATATTTAAAAGCTCTAGCGCTGGATCAGGTTTAATCCTAGTCGTACCAGAGATAAAGCCACCAGCTCCCTCAACAGGATAAAAGCCTAGAGCCATATCCTCTAATACTTTGCCCGACTCTCCAACAGTTAAATCTTTAAGGGATATCCTTCCCAATACTGGTATATCTAAACCAACCTTATCAAGTTGCACACCAGCCTTAGTTAGCAGCTCACCAATGTATCCTAATGCCTCTTGGGCTTTATTCTGTGGGATTGGTCTAGCAACACCAAGCGCTGGTTGAACGTCTGTCCTAACTTGTTGAGGCTGAAATCCAGAAACAGTAACTTGACCATTTGGCTCGGTAGTAGGAGCTGCGGCCAACATAGTATCTTGAGGTTGTTCTTCCTCAACATCTGGATACATATTGTTTAAATATGCATCAACGTAAGTTTGTTCAAATTTAGTGTATGCCATTATTGTGCTTGCAATATAGTTTGTAAATTAATTAAATAATTGTACTGACTCTCATCAATAATTTTTCTTTGACGCAAGTCATCTAGGCTGGTACTTTCATCAATTACAAAACCTTCTTTAACTTTTTGTTTACTGACTAATGTTTTAACAACATTAGAAATATCTGTTCTTGCTTTATTTTTTACAATGTTAGCTTTGTCTTCATTTTCGTATCTTTGTATAGCAACACCAGCAACAGATTTTGGATCAAATGAACCAGTATCTAATAGCTGTGCTTTCTTAGCCTCGTTATAGTATTCGGTTATCTTTGCCTCTTTAGCAAAAGCATGAGCATTGGCTTTATTTTTACCAACGCTAACATCCGGCAATCCAGCGTTTCTGCGGATTATGGCAGCCGCCTGTCCTTCATCTTTTTCAGTTCTATCTATTAGCTGTTTGGATAGGTCAGCAAGTTGCTTTCCACTTATTCCGGATCTAGCAGATATTTTACGCAAATCATTTAAATCAGTAATAACACCAGTTCTGACTTGTAGACTTATGTTTGAGAAAACAGCAGAGTCACCATCTGATGATGGATTTAAGAACTTTTCCATTTGTTCTATTGACAATACTTTTGATTTTGCTATTTTTAAACCAATATCACGTTTTCTTATTGCGTTAGTAGCTGGGTTGTGATACTCAATCAACAGATCGTTTACCATTTCTTCGTTGCCCAACTTCTCAATATTCTTAGCAGCGCTTAATGAACTGGCTCTCTCTGTGGCTCTCTTTAAAAACATAGCGCCCAACTTGTCTTTGTCTAGGCCTTTATACAGCTCGCTTAGATTACCAACGTCTCCCTTTTGCAACTTTAATAAAGCCTGTGTTGCGTTTGGGCTAGAGTCAATAAGGTGGTCAACAATATTAGAATAAATCTTATCTTGTAACTCATCTCGTTTTTGTTTTACAAACTCAGGTCTTGGACTTCTTTCTATTAATTTAATTGCGCTATTCTCTTCAGCCCTAATTCTTTCTGCGAGCATTGTTGGGTCTTGCTCTGATTTTAATACATCTGCAATCATTGTTGAGTACGAATTAAGAGAATCATTAACCAACTTTTCGTTTTGCATTCCAACCAATTTTAAATATTGATCTGTTGCTTTTTTGTATACAGCATTGCCAGCGCTTGTTATGGATGCGCTAAATTTTAAAGCCTCATCAGCATCTATAGATGAAAGCACCTTTCGATAGCTACCATTGCTAGTAGTTATGGCTTTAATTTCTGTTTGTATTTTATTAAAATCAAAAGCACCAGAATCAATTGCAGAACTTACGGCATCTAGATTTTGTCTAGCCTTTGCTTCAAAATCAATCCTAACCTGTTGTGCCTGAACTTTTCTAGCTGCATCACCAAAATATGTACCAGGCTTTGCAAACAATTCAGATGGGCTTAGGCCGGCCTCTTGTGCTTTTAATACTTGCTCCATTGTTGGTGCGTTCTCTACACCATATTGAGCGCCCTCTCTTTGTGCTTTTTCGGCAGCCTCTTTAAATGCAAACCCAGCCAACCGATCCAAGGCAGAATTAATGCCTTGAGTCATGGCTACAGACTCTTTGAGATTAGCAAAGTCTAGACGTGGAACATCTGCTGGCAAATAGCCAGTTGGTTGGTAACGTGGAAGTTCAGCCATTAACTACCCCAATCTTCACCAGTTGTGCGGAACCCGCCATCTTTGCTAGGAGGCCCACCAAGTTTTGCAAACTGAAATGCAGCAGATCCTAGTTTACCAGCGGCATCAAAGTAGCCAGCCTGTTCAGCAATCTGCCCAGCGCCTTGATATAGACTTGATTGGATAAGACCACTACGCTTTGTCATATCTGCATTTTGTAAAGCAAACATAAACTCTTTACCACCACGAGTATTGTTGACTTGCTGTATCAATCCCGCAGATCCCTCAAAGCCTTGTGTGCCACCAGCAAAGCCACGAGCCACCACGGCTGCGTTAGCTTGGTTGGTACGTCTAAGAATCTCGTTAGCCTGTAACTCATATTGAACAGCTCTGCGGTCAGACTCAACCTCTGCTTGTTTGGCTTGCATCTGATACATCTTGTTGCGGTCTTGGCCAGCCTTAATAGAGCCAGCTGCACTAACTGCTGTTAATGTAAGGGCAATAGTTGCCGTTACTGGGTCTTGATACTTCTGTCCAATATGCTTGTTTACGGCTGGTCCATTAAATGGGTCACCGATTGGGCCATCAAAGTTTTTAAGGTCTTGTCTAGAAAATCTCATATTAAGTTCCTTGATGTGTTGCTACTTTGTACTCTAAACCGAGCAAGGTCATCTTCAATGGCACGTCTTGCTCAACAGTAATCTTGCCCTCTGTCGTATATCCCAATATGCCATGCAATGTCTTTGTGCCGGTAAACTCAGCAATTGGCTCATCCAATATAGAACCAAATGCTCTAAATGGTACTTGAATGGTATTAATCTTTAGGTGCTGGGTATCGGCAACCAATGCGTTAACCTCAACAATTCTTTTCTTAAATCCAATGCGTGTGCCTGTCTGTAGCTTTAGGTCAACCGGCATGGTTACAGCTCGTACTGTAATTGGCAAACCAACCTCATAGCTTGTGGCCGATGAGCGTGGGAATGTGACTGTGCCTCCAGCGGGTACTGCTTGATCTGCTTGTACAGATCCATCAAGAATGACATTAACTGTTTCTGTAGCTACATGGCTCATTGAGACCGATGCAGCAGCTCCACCAGTTTTGGAACAGTCTGTTAGCAAGTCATTGTCAAAAGCCTCAACGTAGTATTGGAATGTGCCGTTTACGTTGCGCTTGACAACCGCATAGATAGTAGAAATGTCTACACCAACATCAACAAAAGATCCATCAACTGTAATGAACTCTGATGGAGCAATTACGTTTTGCGCTCTTAATAACGAGAATACGGCCATTGTGCCGTCATCGCTATTGGTAATTAGCAATAAGTCGTTTTCGTCAGTAGCCACAGACCTACGCAAAGCAAGACGAGTTGGAGTACGCAAGAGATGGCCAGCAAGTAACGATATCTTCTGCGTGACGTATGTAAGTTGCGTATCAGTATAAGCAAACTCATTTAATGACTTCCCTTGTCTTTGTACAAACAATGTACCAGACTCTAATTGCTGAACCCTAATGCCTTCTTTAATGCCGTTACGGCTCGCTGTTTTAACAAAGAAATTCGTTGGAGTAATTGGGTCAAGACCATTTTGGGGTACATAGAACTCACCTCCTGTAGTAAACACTTGCAAGTCTCGGCCAGAGATAATGTCAACGATAGCGTTAAACGTATTGGTGTCTAGAGTTGCCTCTACCGCATCATCGTCTAAACCTTCTGTTGCATCAAAGTCAAAGAACAATCCAACCTTAGATCCCCATATAGTTGATGGGCGAGACTTCGATCCACCAAAATATAGACGGCCTTCATGGAACGTTACTGAGCGTGGCCAACCTTTACCGCTTGACCATACATCCTCATAGCCTGACTCGTATTCCCATGAGCCATTAGCAATTGCTGATGTGTTAAAAAATGGGAACTCAGTAATTGCATCAACTGACGTGCCAGATGTATACCGAACAATCTTAGCTCTGCCTTGTGGTGTTGCGTTGACGTATTGGCCAACGCTACCAGCAGTAAACACGCTAGACGATGCGGTTAATGTAATCTTGCCCGATACAGCCGATGGTGTTAGCGTACCGGCTGGATTAGAAAAAGCAGCGGTGAAAGCATACTTTGGAATAGAATCAAAGGTAATAGCAGAAGCAGTCCAGGTAGCATCAGTACCTCCTCTTACAATTTTTACTGGGTTGATGTCTGGGTGAACCACAATCAACGTATCAGCCGACTGAGTCCAAACAATGTTTGCTAAACGTGTACCAGTTAAACCAACTCCTGACGTGTCAAGATATGGGTTGCCAGATCCATTAATGTTGGTAACAAGAGCCTTGTTTTTGAATACATACATCCGATTATGCGTAAAGCAAAGCATATAGGAGTCCGATGTGCTGAACTCAAACTCAACTAAGCGTGTGCCGTTACCAGCAGACTCTGTACTTGTATTTGGCAATGCAGCAATGTACTTTGTGCCGGGTCTACGTCTAATGCCACCTTGTGGCTGACAGACCACATTGGTAGCCTCTTCTAATGCGTTAGCGTAGGCTGTTAAATCAACCCTTGCTCGGAGCAATGGGTCTAATTCTCCAGTAGAAAAGTTTGTCTGAATGGAGACAAAGCGAGCCATTAATACCTCACAGCAATAAGTGAGAAGTCATTAATCGCATTGGTTGGTTGGCCTTGGCCATCAATATTCATGGCCTGTCTTAAATATCCACCCCTACCATTCTCAGCTGGTGACCCAATGGCAACAGACTGCCAATACTGGCTTTTCTCTGTCTGGTCTGTAATAGGCAAAGCAAGATGCCAAGTCATCATATATTTGAGCAACTGCACAAAATAACTGGGCATATCGTATTCGGGTACGGCATATTGATAATCAATGTAAACCTCTTCATAGTCAGCCAATAACTTGCTGCCCATGATTCTGTATTCTTTGCGTGGTGGGATGCCTACAGCATCTGTGTCATATACGGCTCTGGGCGATCCTAAGCGGTCTCCAGGCAATTGATATTCGTAGCGGTACTCATTGGTAGGAGTTGTCACCAATCGAGCAATGGAGGTCTTTTTAAAGCTAAATGACCAAGGGTAAAGCATGAGGGCTTGATTGCGAATATCCGCATATAAGCGGTCTGCAATAGATGCCTCATCAGTTCCTTCGTTAAATGAGGAGATTGGCTTTGCGCCTAGCATTACGCAAGCATCAGAACAAATCGATAAAGCGGTATCACCAGCTGCCATCTAAATCTCCAATGTAAGAATGGGCTATCGCCAGTTTTGCCAGCAATAGCCCATCTTGATACTAATGACTATTAGTCAGTATCGGTTGCACTTACAGTTGTACCATCAGCAATATCAACAGTTGTTGATGTTACCGAGTTTACATATGTCAAGACTAGGCTTGGAGTTGTAGTGTCATATACAAACAGAATGTCACCAACTTTAACCATGTCTTTCAACGCTGCAAAATAACCAACTGTGTTAACAGTAGCTTGGGTATCAGCAGTTTTATACAAATACATCGATGGAGCATTACCAGCCTTCGATGCACATACAGTTACTAAACCATCAGCAGAATATGCCATATCAGTCTCTCCTTAGATTAAGATTCACGAGCGGTGATTTGGACAATACCTTCGGCATCGATAGCAATTGCACCAGCAGAGAACAAGCTGTTCACGAGGAACGAGGTCTTCTCTGGGATGTAATTAACTTCGGTGCGTGGGGCAATACCTTCTGCATAGCCGATGGCATCTTTGTGGAAAGCAAAGCAAGTGCGGTCTAAAGAACCATCAACTGCTAGGCCACCCTCAGAGCGGTCACCAAGGATATGGAAAGTAAAGCCTAAGAACGTATTGATTTCACCAGCAACAAGCGCTTTAACAGTATTGAAGTCAGAGCTGGTTACTGCTGTCTCAGACAACAACGATGCCAAACCATTTGCGTGGAGGATAATGTGACGGCCCTCTGGAGGTACGTTGTTTTTATCCAACAACTTCTTAGCTTCACGCAACTTGGCTACGTTCATGTTGGTATCGCTACCACCGATATCGTTAGATACAGTTAATGATGTGCTTGAATTTGATAAAGCATCAAGAATCAACTGGTCTTGTCTACGGCCAATAGCGTTGCCCAAAACTTGTACAAGCTCTTGGCGCTCGTCAAAGTTAACTTTAGCCTGGCTGAAAATGTCGCTGTACTCAGCTGCATTGTAGTCAGATAGGGTGCAAGTAACATTTGAGAATGCTACGTTTAATGGGGTTACATCAGATTGAGAAATGCGTGGGGTAGCCACACCTTTGCCAACTTTTGGAAACTTAACAGTAGAACCTTCTACTCCACGACGCTGACGAACAGCACCAACCAGCATTGCCTTGCCCTGGTAGGCCTGTTTTACCTCAGCATCAAATAGAGTTACAAAGGCATTAGATAATGAAATGCTCATGTGTTTCTCCTAAAAAGGTAAAAAAATAAAATAGGTTTTTGCTTTGGTGTGCCTGTTGCCAGGGCCTATGCTTGCTAATTACGTCAGCCAATCGTCAGATTCATCTGCATCAAGGGCCAATTAAATGGTATGCCTTAAATGAGTTTCTAGCAGAATTGTAGAAAAAATACAACATCTAGTTGCATATTTTTAATTTTTACTAAATGTTGATGAAAAAACCCCCGGCAAACTGCACCGGGGGGAGGGTCACTCTCGTGAGGAGATTCCTTATTTTAGCCGAAATTCTGAGCAAACATTCGCTCAACTTTGGCTCGGTAGGCTGGATCTGTCTTGTACTTAGGATCGCCAACCATCTGGTACAACTCATCTTTCGATGGCGCACCTTCAATGGGTACTGACTCGGTAGGGATACGAGAGCCTTCATAAGTCTCACGCAATTTCATCAAAGCCTTTAAGCCCTTGGCTGTACCGCCCATGTACTTAAACTCTTCAAAGTCATCTTTACCCCAAACCCCTTTGTTTACAAGGCCTCTAGCCCAATCCGTCATTCCTTTAATAATGACATCTGCGTTAGGACCAAGAGCTGCCTTTTCTTCAGCAAGTGATCTAGTGACAGTTTCTACTTTCTCTGCACTCATGCCAACCACTTTGCCAACCAAACTATCTAAGGCGAGTTGCGATATCCCATTCTCTTTAGCCCAATCCATGACGTGGCTACGAATTGGATCGTTCTCTGGAATTGCGCCAAATGCGGATGCATCGTATTTGCCATCTGCTGGAGCTTTGTGTTTGCCTTGCGATATCTGCTTACGCAAGTCCATCCACGATTTTGCTATGCCCTCAAGATCGGGGGCTGCATCGTCTTTCTTCCAAAAGTTCTCAGGCCACCAATCAGGCCGGTCTAGCGGAGTGTCATCCTCTTGCTCTGCTAAATGAGATATCTGTGATGCTTCTGGGTTTTGCTGCTCTGTACCTTGGCTGTCCTCAGTTGTTACTGAGTCCAGTAGGCCACCATCCTCTGTGGGCTGGACTGCTTCGGTAGTTTCCATTTTTACATTTTCCTCGCTTTATTAATCCTTGCTTCAAGATCCCGAATCACGCTGTTTTGTCCTTCTCGATAAAAAGCATAACTAGGATCAGCACCAGGCAAGGCAACTGGCTGCTCTAACAAAGTGGCTCTTAACCACTTCATTAGTTTTTCGCCATCCTCTGAGCTGAGAACTCGGAGGCATAATTTGTTTAGGTCTTCTACTGATTGGTCAACATCACGAATATCTGTAACTACACTTTCTAAGCCAGCCCATCCGTCAACATTCATCTATTAGCCTCCAGCCATTTTCAGCATTTCGGGTACAGCCTCTGGGTTTTGCTCGGCAACCTGAGATGCCTGTTGAGCAATCTGCTGGAGATTGTATTGGCGCTCTGCTGAGTCATTACGCAACCTTGATGGGATACCTAGCTTGTCTGCAATGTAGTCTGTAATCTCGCCCATCTTAGGTGTTGCTTGACCCTCTGGTCCAAAGCCTTGAGCCATCTGCACGAACTGCATGACGTTGGTTACGTCTTCCATATTCTGAGCCATAGCTAATGGGGCAACTGGCGCTACCTTTACCTCTAGACCATTCACACGCAAAGGCATATCGATAATGCCTCTGTCATCCATTACTTGCAGTATCTTAGATACAAGCGGAATCATGGTCTCATTAATCAATCGGCCAAATGCAGATCCAAGGTTCTGACTCAACTCCTTCATACGTTCTACAACTTCTGTTGCGGAGCGAGCAGACATATTATCGGGAGGCAAACTCTCGTCTAGCAGTATGCGCTTGATGTTCCCTCGTAGGTCTCCCATGATAATCTGAGCCACATTAAAGTCACCAGCTCGTGGCAATGGCTTTAGTGACTCGCCCTGTGGGCCTCCGTTTCTGGCTACAGGGATGATTGCTCCTGGGATAATCTTGACAGTTGCTGGGTTAAGAACTCCATCGTCAGCAGCTGTATACACACCAGATATAGCTAAAGATGCATTCTTTAATACTAGCTCTAGTGTTTTGTTCAATGTCTTGATATCAGGCAACGCAGTAATCAATGGGCCTCTGCCATATATCTCACCAGCAACCTTCATATAGCGACTGACTACCCAAGGACTCTTCTTGAGTCTGCGATAGACCAGCTCTTGCTTAGATTCTTTGTGGATAACGTGATAGCAAAAGTCACCACGCTTTGGATCAAATACTGTGGCCTCAATCAACTCAAAGTCTTCAGTTGGCTTTTGGTCAATCTTTTGTTGTAAGTCTGTAGGAATCTCAGCATCTCTCCATTGCTGAATGATTGCTTCACCCTTAATACGCATACGTCTGTATACATTGTCTACCTGACCATTAGCGCCCTCTTCAAAGGCAACCAAGAACTGTGGCACAGGAATGAAGTTGATTGGAGATGTGTCATCACCAGGCTGAACCATCATTACTGCTGTACCAACTGCTAGGTCAAGTAAGAACTCGCCCATCGCAATGTCAAAGTTAGACTGCTTGAGAGTTGCAAACATTTTGTCTGCATAGATATCAAGCGCTGCTGAGGCTTCTGCCTTGCGGTCTTCTGGAATATCTGGTCCAGTTTCTAATCTGCACCATTTACGCTGTGGCGGGAATATTCCTGATTGTAGGCGGTTGGCAAAGCGCTGAGTCGAATTAATAGCGGTTGCATCAAACACACGATTCATCTTCTTAGCACCGCCAACCTTACCATCATAATAGCCGTCATAGAGATTACGCTGTGGCAGAGCAAACTCATATGCCTCATCGTATAAGTCTCTAAAATCCTCTTTCTTACGCAACGCAATATCGTGGCGCTTGAGGATGTCTTCGGGTTTTAATCTCATCATTTCAGCCATTATTCAATCTCCGAATCCATTAACATTGTTCTACCTCTTAATCTTCCAGCTTTTTCAAGCCTCTCGTAATCTGCTTTTGTTATGCCAACCTCGTCAGGATTTTTTCCTGTTTCACGCATGAAATATTCTTTCCATGCTGTTGGGTGGCTTTCAGATTTCAACATCTTTCCACCCTCATCAGATGATGGCCAATGGAATTTATTTTTATCGTATGGGTCTCTTTCTGGTCTAATGCCAGCCTTCCAAGCAGCTCGATAGTCGTAATCCGCTGTATCTAGGTCTGGAGCCTCATCATATTCTTTGACGTACTCTTTAAACCATTCAGTACCTTTTATCCAAGATAGAAATGATTTTTCTTCAGCTGGGGATAATTCTGTCATTTCAGCCATATCAATCCTTTTTGTGTCTATTTGCAAAGTTACGAGCTGCCTCTTTGCTACCGAATCCCCACGCTTGCAATGCTTTCTTTAAGCGAGTTGGTCTGCCTTTCTCATCTACTAAAGGCCCAGCCATCCCACCAAAGCGAGCAGCAAAAGATACCCTTCTTGGGTTGGTTCCACCCTTAATTGGGGCTTGTAGGTTGCCACCTTCTTTGCGTTCAAAGTATTTGCGCCCAGCCTCATTAAGACCGCCACTTGGGTTTTGATGTTTTTTTAATGTCATTCGTACCAATCCGCTAATAAATTAGCTGCATGAGGTTGAGCGTTAACATTGGTTAATCTAAGCAAATAACTGGTCAATGGTTTTAAAACAAATTCAAAAGAACTAAGTTGGCCACCGCCACCTTGTTTATCAGCTGGAACAAACTCACCAAATATTTCTGTGCCAACCGATGTAACTGTTGGGTTTAAAACAGCAGCTCCAGAGCTAGACGTTATTAAACTACGATTGCGCCTGTGGATTGTTAATGCTGTGCCGCCGCTAGTTGTTGGTGATTCGTAAACATAAAATTCAGTTTCTCCAGATGCCCCATAGCTAAATGATATGTGAGGATAAATTCCATCTGGAAAAGCAATTGCTATATCAATGCTTGCCCCAGCCCCTAATCCAGCTGAATATGGATACTGTTTGTAAACATAATAGCCTCTGCCCTCGTGTAATCGCAGATGGTTTACATCTAATGTCGGGAATGGTTTATCTGAGCTTGTTAGATATTGATTGCCATCTTTATCAACATAGCTTGGTGATACATGACGAGACTTAGTAGTGAGCGACTCACGCTCAACAAGTATGGCCATTATTTCTTCTTAGGCTTCATTGCTGTCTTAGCAGCTTTAATAAATGCAGCATCTGTAGGTGCGCCAGGTGATCCGGGCTTACGCATTTTTTCTTTAGATCCAGCCTCAATACGTTCACGCTTTGCGTGAATATTTGCATATAGTCCAGCTTTCATATTAGTACCCTCCAGCTTTGCGGCCTTCAGACATAGCAATTGCTTTTGCCTGAGCTGGTGATTTAACTTTTTGACCAGAGCCTGATTTGAGTTTTCCTTTTGAATACTCGCGCATGACTTTAGCTACCTTGGCTTGCATCTTATCTTTATCTGGCATGATTATCCTTTATAAGTTTTGACTAGAACCTAGAGTCTCTTGCATACCCATCTCTGGGTTTAAGCGTGCATCGGATAGGAGTTGACGGCCTCTGCGTTTTGCGCCACGCATACGAGCGCCAGCCTCTTCTTGTGCCTGTGTTGGTTTCTCAACTACTGGCTCTGGCTTTGGCTCAGGAGCTTTTGTTCCACCACCGCCACCGCCGCTAAATACTCCACCCATGATTAGTACCCTTTCATTTCGTTAGAGCCAAGCGTTTGAATGCCTGTCTCTGGGGTTAAACGTGTATCGGATAGCAACATACGGCTACCACCACGAACTCTTGCTCTAGCACGAGCTGCGTTTTGCTCTGCGAGCTCTCGCTTTTCTTCTTCAGCTTGCGCCCTAATCTTTTCGTTTTCTGCTTTAGTCTCAGCAGCTGCTCGTTCAGCACCGCTGGTATCTGGAGATCCACCAAATAGTCCACCCATTTAATACCTCGTCATTAGTAAGTAATCCACCTTGTCAGGGCCATACATCTTTAAAACCGCTTCGGTCTCAAACCTTAATGCTTTCGCATAACGTATTGCCCGAATATCGTCAGTTCTAACAGTTATTTGCAATCTATGCAAGTTGAGATATCGTGTTGCGATATCTACAAAGGATCTGCCACATCTAAGCATGGATGCTGGGTACTCTCTAGCCTGATTGTCAAAGATGCTCCACATCTCGCCAACTCCACCCCAAAAGAATACAACTCCAAATATTGCTATCGGCTTATTGCGATAGAAAGCGGTAACCGCTGCGCCAAGCATGGATTGGCTGTATATCATGGATCTGAGGTCATAGCCCCTAGCCACAGCCAACAGCTCTGGCTGGGTGGTGTCAAGCTGGTCAAAGTGGTCAATAACGAATGGCAGATAAAACACCCCTCTCTTGGGATGCATCTCCTCGTTTAATACCTCGTAGGGTATAGTCACTTTCATCTTGAGAATATATCAAAGTCGCTGTTGGCCACAGTCTGGGCAACATATGTTCTTGATGACACATCTCCTGGGCGAGTCATGCGCTTGTATTCACCGCCACCGAGCAAGAGATATCCAAAAGCATCACCAACGTGTGAGTGTTCGTTTTTGTTTGGGCTATCCCTAAAACGCTCCTGACCAGAGCCGACTGATACCCGCTTGAAATGATATCCACCCGCTAGAGACTTGCGTAATAACTTGCATTTGCTGTCAACCATTAGCCCAGGCTTGCCGTTAATAAGACGTTGCATGGGCGCAGCAGCGGATTCTCTGCGAACCTTGAAGTCGTTTGATGGGGTTGGCTGTGCCTTGAGGCCAAGAGTCCTTAAAAAGTCAAAGGCCGTTACCTCGTAGATCGCATCTCTAGCCATACCAGCCGGATCACCCCACACCAATACTTGCATTCCTGGGTACTTTGCGTTGATTTCAGCCACGAGCTGGTGGCCAAAGCGCTCTAATCCCATGTCAAAGGTAACAATCTCGTCAATCACTTGCCACCTACCGCTAGGCAACCTCTGCCCAATCACCGCAGCGGGTGTCAAACCAAAGTCAAGGCCAATCTGGATCGGCACAGAGTTGTCTAAAATTGTCTCTCCAGACATGAGGTTATCGTCATATTCAGGCCAAACCGACTTACCCTCTTGGACATAGGTATATTTGCCTTCTGCGTAGCATCTGATCCAGTCTAGATTCTTACCCAAGAGCATCTGCTGATAGTAGCCAGCCGGTAGATTGGCTACGTTTTCAGCCTTCTTGTTTAACTGCCACCACTTACCCGCTGAGAAGATGCAGTCATTAGCCTCTGGGTTTTCGGGCAGATCGTCTTTGCCGACTTCAATAACCCCGCCAGGTTGCTTGTAAAACTTCCAAGCATATGGTCCTGTCATCTTTTCTTTCTCGGCCATCCTAAACCACCAATGGTCATCATCCATTGGGTTGGTGTCCATCCAGATGCCATGCCAACTAGCGCCACCATCTCGCTTGGTAGGGTATCTACCTACTCGGTGTGTAAGGCCATCGATTACAGCCTTGGGCAACTCTCGTGCCTCGTTAACCCATGCCCCTGTTAGCTCTAGGGATAATAGCTTTCTAACGTCTTTTGGTTGGTCAAGCGCTAAGAAGATTACCTCGCAATCAAGACCCGCAGCTCCATCCCTTGCCGGTAGTCGGATGTGGTGGGTAATCGGTGGGGTATAGAGCATTGGCCCAAACGTATTCTCTGGAAAAAGGTCTTGCCACGTCTTAATTGTGGTTGTCTTGAGTTCGGGGTAGCTATTGCGTACAATGACAAAACGGGTATATCGGACACCATCGATAGGGGAGGGCTTTTGCTGAATGGCTCTGATAAACACCTCGGCAGCGCAAGCATATGACTTGCCGGATCCTACCGGACCCATCATCCCACGCACGAATGCATTGCTCGTTAGGAACTTATAAACCTCTGGGGATTTGGAAAAATCTAAGCTAATACCAGTAGTCGGTATCTGCTTACTTGACATCTCTTTTGTTTTAGCCATTGATTTTTAACACTTTTCAGTTAATATAAGCTAACTTTATCATTATAAGGTATGTCATGGT